GATCTCACCAACATCGCCACACCTGCTGATGATGTGCGCATTCCTGAAGGGAACTTTGTGCCTGCCGGCAAGTCTGCCTTCCCCATTGGGTCAGCGAAGAGCACCAAGTTGCGCCCCAGCAGCGTCCACGGACTTGTAACGGAACCAACAACGGCGCCAAGCGCACTCGGATGGGTGAAAGTCGACGGAAAGACCATCGATCCCATGTATGAGGGCCTGAAGAAAGGCGGAGATATTCCCCCGTTCCTTGACGAAAAGAAGCTGGCAGCAGCTATCAATGATGTCGAGCGGGTGGTGAACTCCAACATTGCACCTGAACATGCAAGGGTGCTGACTGACATGGAGGCTGTGACAGGTTACGAAGGAGACGAGTTCGTCGGACCCATCAACCGAAAATCATCACCTGGTTTTCCGTGGGTTCGAGACAAGCAGGGCAAACCTGGCAAGACCAAGTGGTTGGGCTCGGACGAGTACACGCTAGACCCAGAGTTGAAGAAACGTATGGGAGAGATCGTGGAACGAGCCCTGGACAACGAACGCACCCCTGCGATATGGAGTGACACTCTGAAAGACGAGCGCCGACCATTCGCAAAAGTGCGCGCCGGAAAGACCAGAGTGTTCTCTGCGGGACCAATCGACTACACGTTGGTTTTCCGTAAGTACTTTCTAGGCTTTGCTGCTCACTGTGCGAAGAACCGCATAGACAACGAGATCTCTATCGGCACCAATGTCTACTCCTATGACTGGACGAAGACAGCCAAGAGGTTAACCAGCAAAGGATGGAAAGTCATCGCAGGAGACTTCAAGAACTTCGATGGGACATTGCTTCTCCACATCCTCGCGGACGTCGTTGAGATAATCAACGCCTTTTACGATGACGGAGAGGAAAATGCCCAGATTCGGAGAGTCCTGTGGAAAGAGGTTGTCAATTCCATCCACATCACGGATGACAATATCTACTTCTGGACTCACGGGCAACCCTCAGGCTGTCCGATCACAGCCATCTTGAACTCACTGTTCAACTCCATTTCCATGCGTTACGTATGGCTTGTCGTTGTTCCAAAGGAACTGCAGACAATGAAGGCCTTCAACGAGCACGTGGCAATGGTGTCATACGGCGACGACAATTGTGTCAATATCTCAGATGCAGTGATTGAAGTTTTCAATCAAATCACCATCGCAGAGGGATATGCCACGATTGGCATGACGTATACAGATGAGGCCAAGACAGGGGAGATGATTCCGTATCGGAGTATCAGCGAAATTGCTTATCTGAAGCGTACTTTCACGTACAATGCAGAGGAGAGGCAATACATCGCCCCATTGGAACTAGGAGTCGTTTTGGAAATGATTAATTGGATACGGAGTGACTTTGACCAAGAGGAGGCAACAACAGAGAATATGCAAACCAGCGCATTCGAACTTACCCTCCACGGACGCGAAGTCTTTGAACACTGGATTGGAAAATACCGTGCCGCGAGTCACATGTTCTCTGAACGTCCACTCTTTTTGACTTTCGATGAATACCGAGAAGTCGAAGCCAGGAAGTATGGACGTTTGGCGGCGTGTTCGCTCGCGTAGAAAAACCACAGCTAGGGGCTCTCTCTAATCACCGCAAGGAGCAGAGCAGCA